TGGTGAGAACTCGTTCCAGCCAAAGATCGCATTCAAGACTCGTTACGGAATGGTTGCAAATCCATTCGCAACGGGTGGTGCCGCCGACGGTGGACAGGGTGTGATTGATCTGAACGGAACGTCCGCAGTTGCCGCTGCTAACCGAAACGTCTACTACCGATCGGTTCTCGTGAAGAATCTCATGTAATATGAGTTCGCACTAGCGAGCAAACATTAGGGGGCACCTCTTCGGGGGTGCCCCTTTTTGCGTTTGATAAATAGAGCTATGGAACACAGAAAACTCAAATGGGAATATGCAACTCAAGAAGTCACTGAACGCTGCCTTGATCGCGCTCGATTTCTGATTGATCGTGGTTATGTCGATGTGCGCGAAGAGGACATAGAAGCTCTTGCCAAGCGTATCTACTACGCAGAGGACGATGAAAATGCCACAGCCTAGTAATATCAATATGATGAGTCAACTTGGATTTCGTTTTCACGTCAGAAAACTACCCAACGTAAATTGGTTCGTCCAGAGTGTATTGCTGCCAGGAATGACTGTTCCAGATGCAGAACACCCTACACCATTTCAAATTACATACAGACCAGGTCGAACTGTAGAGTACGATCCACTGGTTGTTGAATTTAAGGTAGATGAAGACCTGAAGACATTCATTGAAATTATGAACTGGATGCGTGGTATCGGATTCCCTGAAAGTTATGATGAGTATAAGAACAATGTTGGCACAGGTCTTCAGGATGCCGTTATGTCAGACGCTACGCTGATGATTCTTAACTCGAACATGAATCCATCGCACGAATGCACCTTCTACGATATATTCCCTATCAATTTGAGCCCGCTCCAGTTTAATAGCACTTCAAGTGACGTAGACTACCTTACAGTTCAGGTGTCGTTCCGGTATCTTCGATATGAAATAAAATCACTATAAAGACTTGACATAGTAGATTACGCAGCTATAATATGTGAACTTAATTTTAAAGGAGTATTTCCATGATCAGAGTAATCGGCTTCCTTATTACATTACTGGTTAGTTCAGTAGCCACAGCACAGGTATCACCTAGCTATATCCATATTCCAACCTCAACTACCGGAGTTGCAATCTTCACTGTTGGTATCATCGAGAATGATCCGCGTATTACCGAGACGTGCATTTATCGTATTGTTGATGTAGTTGAAGAGAAGGTCGCTTGCGCTACTCCTGACAGCTATATCGACCCCCCGCCTACTGCTATTGCTTGGAAGATAGCTGAGATTCCGGTTACGCTCACGACTGTTCCTGTTGGTGTGGGTAACGACGTTTCATACATCGCTCGCAATATTATTACTCTGCCTGATGGTAATGTTGTTATGTCTGATCGCACGAATCAGATAGGTGTAGTTACTTCAAAGCCTGTCGCACCTACCATTCGTCCGAACATCGTTGTCAACGTAGAGGTCAACGTAGCACAGTGACGCTTGATGATATTATGAATGAGTGGGAGAAGGACAAGTCGATGGACTCAACTTCTCTTGATAGTGAATCGTTGAAAATTCCTGATCTACATCACAAATATCACAAGATGCTGTCTGCTGAGAATGCCGTACTTAGAAGAATGGCAGCACGAGTTGAAGAGGTCAAGACGCTTCGATGGTTATACTTCTCTGGCAAGCTCGACGAAGATACGCTGAAGAAATATAACTGGGAGCCGTTTGACCTGAAGGTGATGAAGCAGGACACGCAACGATTTGTTGACGGTGATCCAATCCTAAATAAGTATGTGATCGAGTTGGGTGATCAAAAGGAGAAAATAGAGTTGATCAAGAGCATTATGTCTCAAATCAACAATCGCTCCTTTCAGATCAACAATGCAATCAAATGGCAACAATTTCTAACAGGGCAATAAAATGTCAGAACAGAAGACGGCAAAGAAGACTGAAGAAGCTCCAAAAGAGCAAGATACCACCAAATCAGAAAAAGTCGATACTACTGGTATTGATGATCTGCTTGATGACATCGACGATGTGTTAGAGGAGAACGCTGAAGAGTTCGTAAAGAACTTTGTTCAGCGAGGTGGCGAATAGCCATTTCCTCTCTTTGTTATGTCTGATATTGAACTAATCAAAGTCAACGAAGTGTATCTGCGCGTTGACGCAGAGCCGCACATTCTGGCTGAAATGAGCGATCATTTCACCTTTCTGGTGCCTGGGCATCAGTTTATGCCTGCTTTTCGTAATCGCCTGTGGGATGGCAAGATTAGACTATTAGACACGCGCAATCAGACAATCTATTCTGGGCTTATGCACCACATCGAGCAGTTTGCTCAAGACAGAGATTATGACATATCATATCCGTCTGATCTCAATATAGCCACATCGTTTAGTCTTGTCGAAGGTAGAGAGTTTGCATCGACCCTCAATCTTCCGTTTGAACCGCGTGACTATCAAATGGAAGCGTTCGTGACTTGCGTTCGCGATCATCGTAAATTGATCCTTTGCCCAACAGGTTCAGGCAAATCGCTGATCGCATATCTGCTGACACGATACTATCAGCAGGAGTGTGATGGTAAGATACTCATCATCGTCCCTACGATCTCACTCGTCAATCAGCTATACAAGGACTTTGCTGATTATGGATGGAACACCGCAGAGAATGTCCATCGTATTATGCAGGGGAAAGACAAAGCAACAGATTTGCCTGTTGTTATTTCAACATGGCAATCAGCATACAAGTTACCAAAAGTATGGTTCGATCAGTTTGATGTGGTGATAGGCGATGAAGCACATCTATTTCAAGCCAAGTCCATTCAGACGATGATGACGAAGATGACCGATGTTAAGTATCGCTTTGGAATGACAGGAACACTTGCTGATGCCAAAACACACTCTCTAGTTCTTGAGGGATTATTTGGGCGTATTCGCAAGATAATCAAAACAAAAGACTTGCAAAAAGCTGGGCATCTTGCTAAACTACAGATCAAAGCAGTTGCACTCAAGTATTCTAAAGATGAATGCCGTCTTGTGTCCAAGATGAAGTACCACGAGGAGATTGACTTTCTGGTATCTCATAAAAAGCGAAATATTTTCATTCGCAATCTTGCGCTTTCGCTTTCGGGGAATACATTAGTATTGTTTAATTTTGTAGAGAAGCACGGAAATGTGCTTCATCGTATGATAGAGGAGAAGGCTAACGATAAACAGGTATATTATGTCTGGGGAGGCACGGATGCGGAGCTTCGCGAACAGGTAAGGGAAATTACGGAAAACAACAATGATGTGATTATTGTAGCTTCTGCTGGTGTATTCAGCACAGGAGTCAATATCAAAAACCTACACAACGTAATCTTCTCTCACCCCGGCAAGTCAAAGATCCGTGTGCTTCAGAGCATTGGTCGAGTTCTCCGTACCACGGAGACAAAAGAATCAGCAACTCTATACGACATTGTAGATGACTTGACAAATGGAAGTAAAAAGAACTTCGCCGCGACTCATTTCATTGAGCGACACAAATATTATGTGGCAGAAAAGTTTCCAGTCAAGCTATACAAGGTGGAGGTGAAATGAAAACTGAAGATATGAAGATCCATTATGTTGTGCTTGTGGATGGCACAGAACTAATTGGAAAGAGCACAGGCAGAGGATGGACTGGGACTGTCAAAATCGTCGAACCCTGCATTATCATTCGCGATGACTACGAAAACAGTATAGCCTCTGTTCGTAGATGGATGCGTTGGGCAGAAGACCCAAGCAAGCCCGTTGAGCTATCACACTATAGTATTGTGACGTGCTTTCCTGTCAACGAAGCCATAGCGGAGCAATATGTCATTGCTCTTGATAATATCACAAAGACTAACGAGAAACTCGATGCAATTCAAAGTAATGATATAGACGATGAACCAAGCATAGACGAGTTTATTAGCGAGTTCCTTGCTAAGAAAGGAACACTTCACTGATGCCACGTCGATCAAAAGAACAACAGTCAAAATCACACTATGTCGATAACAAAGAATTCTTCAAGGCGATGGTTGAATATCTTGAACAGGTCAAAACAGCAGACACGAAGGGTCTGGATCGCCCTCGCATACCCGACTACATTGGCGACTGCTTTATGAAGATCGCCACACACTTATCCTACAAGCCAAACTTCATCAATTACACATATCGCGATGATATGATTATGGATGGTGTGGAGAACTGCATTCAATACATTTACAACTTTGATCCAGAAAAGACTCAGAATCCATTTGCGTACTTCACGCAAATCATCTGGTATGCGTTTCTGCGTCGCATTCAAAAAGAGAAGCGACAGCTCTATATCAAGTATAAGCAGATCGAACAAATGGACATTGAAGATGCTATGAGTGAGGATTCTGTTAGCCGAAAGACAAACATTCGTGAAGAACATGCTGCTCGCTTGGAGTTCATCAAGAACTACGAAGAAGCTATGGAAGAGTCCAAGAAGAAGCAGAGGCAGGTGAAGTTCAAGAAAGATCGGACCTCGAATGGATCGACTCTTTTCGGGGGTGATGATGAGTGATTATAAGGTAGCCATCCTCACTGACACACATTTCGGCGCGCGTAACGATAGTCCGGTGTTCCTTGATTACTTCATGGACTTCTACAACAACGTGTTCTTTCCGTATGTCAAGGAGAATAACATATCGACGCTGATTCATCTTGGTGATATTTGCGATCGTCGAAAGTATATCAACTTTCGCACGCTCCAGACATTCCGCGATGAGTTCGTCTTTCGCCTGTGGCGAGAGAAAATCGACACGCATGTCATCATAGGTAATCACGATCTATACAACAGGAACGACTCCAACATCAATTCGATGACTGAGCTGTTCACGACATTCGAGGGTGAGTGCGAGCCTTGGATCTATCACGATCCAACTGAAGTTGAAATATATGGTAAGAAGGTGTTGTTTGTTCCGTGGATCAATGAGGAGAACAAAGAGCGCAGTCACAAGCTGATTCGTTCGACTAATGCTCCTATCGTAATGGGGCACTTGGAACTATCTGGCTTCCAAATGCACAGAGGCGCACCAAACTCGCACGGAGACGATCCGTCTATATTTGATCGGTTTGATAAGGTTCTAACTGGGCACTATCACCACAAATCAGATGATGGAACCATCTTCTATTTGGGCGCACCATACGAGATGACATGGAGCGACTATCAAGATCCTCGTGGATTTCATGTGTTTGATATGGAGACACACGAGCTGGAGTTCATTGAGAATCCCTATCGTATGTATCACAAGATATTCTACAATGACAAGAATAAGACACTTGAAGAAATGATGGCAGATGACTTTGAACGCTATCGCAATCGTTGTGTCAAGTTTGTCGTTCAAGAAAAGAGCAATCCATACTGGTATGACATGGTTTTAGACAAGCTATATAAGGTCAATCCATTCAATGTGGCTATTGTTGAAGACTATAGTGATGATCTTCTGTCTACTACAGCGCAACAAACTGTAGACCAAGCTCAAGATACCATGTCGATTCTGACTTCGTATGTCGATAGTATGCAGGTGAATCAAAAGCAAGAAATCAAAGACTTGCTCGCGGGCCTATATACAGAAGCATTAACAGCAGAGGGGGACTAATGGTTACCTTCAAGACTTTACGCTGGCGTAATCTGTTGTCCACTGGAAACAACTGGACGGAGATTAAACTGAATGGTCAGAGTAACACTCTGATCATGGGTGAGAATGGCTCAGGCAAATCCACCATTCTGGATGCTCTGACCTTTGCTCTTTTCGGCAAGCCCTTCCGTAAGATCAACAAGCCACAACTCGTGAACAGTGTCAATGGCGGGGACTGTCTCGTGGAGATTGAGTTCACCGTTGGCACAAAGCACTATCATGTTTCACGAGGTATCAAGCCAAATGTCTTTACAATCACCTGCAACGGTGTGGAGATCCCTTCTCCTGCCGCTGCAAAGGACTATCAGGATATTCTGGAAAACCAGATCCTCGGATTCAGTTACAAGTCATTCTGTCAAGTCGTCATCCTCGGAAGCTCGACCTTCGTTCCCTTCATGCAACTGCCCGCTGGGCAACGCAGAGAGATCATCGAAGACCTCCTCGACATCTCAATCTTCGGGCAAATGAATGATGCTCTCAAAACGAAGGTGTCAGAACATAAAGAGAAGGTGAATACGGTCAAGTCAGAGATTGCCTTGAAGACGCAATACATCGACCTTCAAACAAGCACACTCTCTTCAATCAAGCAGTCTAATGATACAGAAGTAGATGATTTGAAGACCAAGATCGCGGAGCATACAAAAGCTCTCGACACGAGTTCAACGCAAGCTGAGACACTAAATCTACAAATCACTGCTCTGGAAGAGAAGGAAGTATATGCTCAACTTGATGCGAACATCAAGAGCCTTGATAAGGCAAAGACTATCAAGTCAAAGCTGGAAGGTAAGGTTGCTGGATATGATAAGCAGCTCAAGTTTCTTCACGAGAAGGATGACTGCCCGACATGCGAGCAGACTATTGACGAAGCGTTCAAGCGTTCTGCTGAAACTACCAAGACAGCAGAGCGTGATGTTCACCAGAAACATCTCGATGAGTTGAATCATAGAATCACACAGTTCAAAGACAAGATCGGATTAGGCAATAATATCAAGACAGAAATAGAAGGCGTCGTAGCGCAACTTAATAGTGTCAGATCTGATATGAATGCTACTCAGCGTGTCATCAACTCGCTGAACGAGCAGATCGCAAAGGTGGATGCAAAGCGTGACACCAAAGAGATCGAAGCAGGAATCGCTGAAGCAAAAGAAACTCTCCTTGAGTTCGAGTCGCAAAAGGAAGAGCTTGCTTCCAAGGCTGAAGTGTTTAAGGTTGTTGCTGGATTGCTCAAAGACAGCGGCATCAAGACATTGATCGTCAAACAGTATCTACCGATCATCAATCAGCTAGTCAATGGTTATCTGGCTAAACTCGATTTCTTTGTCAAGTTCAATCTCGATGAAAACTTCGATGAGAAAATACTCTCACGGCATCGTGATGACTTTAGTTATGCCTCATTCAGCGAGGGAGAAAAGTCTCGTATTGACCTTGCTCTCCTGCTGACATGGCGTGCTATTGCCAGAATGAAAAATAGTTGTGCTACCAATCTTCTTTTACTTGACGAAGTATTTGATAGCAGTCTTGATGATGGAGGGCTTGCTGAAGTCACAAAGATCCTGTATAATCTTGGAGAGGATCAAAACATTTTCGTGGTATCTCATAAGGGCGACCAAATCGCAGACAAGTTCAAATCAACCCTGCGTTTCGAGAAGGTGCGCGGGTTCTCAAAGATGATTGGAGCGTAGTATGGCTGGGCACGATGAAGTTGAAATGAAAGCGTGGCAAAAAGGCATTCCACTAACTGTGCTGAAAGACATTGAAGCGCAATACAAAGTGTATAACAGTTACAGTTGTTCACCTTTCAGTGAAGTGAAAAAGCATCGCATAGCAGACGCCATGGCGAAAGGAGAACATCAACATCAAGGATTCTGTCGATATGATCTCGCCGAAGCGAAGGTCAAAGGCAAGATCGTTATGTATGGTAAAGTAACGATTGGAGAGAAACTGCCAGGAGATTGCACGATTACAAACTTGACATTCACGGATGCAGAGAAAACTTCTGAACACCTGTCTACGATCTGCGATCCGTGTTGGGCATTTGCTTGGGCAGATTGGCAAGAGCAGAATGATGTTCTGGTCAATGCTGGGTTCAATAAAGTTGGTGTTAAGATAACGTCGTTTGCAGAAATATATAATGTGTATTTCAAGAATGGCCAAACGTCTACTCTATTTGAAGACCTGAGGCAACATCCTGTTCTCGATCCGCTTGAACATAGCACCCTCGACAGAATGGATGTTTCTATTGATAAGATCCTTCCGCACGTTCAGGATCTTCAGAGACAACTCTCTGAGCTGTCATTGGACTTCACCGATCACTATAGTAACTACAACGCGAAGCACTCATGGGGCGCGCTCTCGTTAAGAGGATATACACCCGATCCTGAGTTCATCACCAAGCCAGAAGAGATGAACAAGAAGTGGCATCAAGAAAATGAAGGCGAGACGTTCAGACTTCAGGATACGGAGCTTCGTTCTCTGCTCCCTGCCACAGAAAAACTACTTACCCTGTTGCCTGGTGTTCACCATCGGATTCGATTGATGCGCTTGACTGCTGGTGGTGGTGAGCTTCGTCGTCACACAGATCAAGTCGATCCTGATGCTGGAGTTATGGAAGGGCAGTTACTTCGATTCCACTTTCCGATTATCACCAATGATGACGTTAAGTTTACAATGTGGAACACGAAGAATGAAAAGAAAGAAGTGAACATGCGAGTTGGTGAGCTTTGGGCTATTGACACTCGTAAGCCACACATGGCAATCAATGGAGGAGAAGATGATCGCATTCATCTTGTGATTGATGTTGAAGCGAATAATGCTCTTCGTGAGCTGATATATAAGTCTATGGAGGTATAAGATGAAGAAGCTGTATGAGGATATGTTGTCTCGTATTCCACTCCGAGCGATTGGTGGAGAAGAGTATTCATACGAGTGTTACGGTAAGAATGCTCGATACTTGGATCTTGAATGTAACGCTACGGTAATCTTTGATGAAGAGACTGAACGCATCTTTGAAGTGACATTGTGGGACACCGGAGAAGACGCTCCAGAGTTCATCTGGCGTGACGATTTGTATTTTGATGCCTTTATGGATGAGATGCGAAAACGAAGAGGTATCAAAGAATCAGAGGAAACAGATGACATTGTTCAAATGAGAATGGCAACAACAGAGGATTTCGATCTCGTTGTTGAAACTATTCGTGAGCGTTTCATAGAAAATGACATTATAGAAGGTAAAGCAAAAAAGAGGACGTAACATGATGATTCATAATGAAGTAGATTTGTTTGAGAATCGTTATCAAGAAAATCATTGTGTTGATGGTGTATCTTTCGTAGCATACAAGAACGGAAGATTGGCTACAGATGATGACAACGCTCTCTTCACGGGATTATATCTCGCTGCTGCTGCGTTTCGATATGCGTCTACCCCTCACTCTGATGATAATCTAAATGCAGTCTGTAATGCTCTTGATGGTATCTCTCTATTGACGAGCGTATCTGGTACGAAGGGTGTTTTGGTTCGTCAAGCGTTTCCTTTGGAAAACGCTTGGGAGAGAATAGGATATGATCCTGTTATGTCAATGATAAATGGAAACACATTTGGGCAGAGAATCCGTGATGGCTAT